TGTAAGTCCGTTACTCAGCGGGTTAACGTCAATGATACAAGCTACCACGCTTGACAGCGGGAAGTTTGCAACCACAATGTTAGTCCCGCCGATGTAATACTTTCCCTTTTCATAGTAGTTATTAAGGTCTGAGTTTGTGGGGATTGCTTGATACTCTAAAGACTCATTTAGTGCCGTAATTTCATCCCCGGTCTTTTTGGCATCTGCTGGAACACCAGACTGCGATAATGTGGTATCTGGCGTTGGTATTACCCCCAGTGCCAATTTTGCCGCCGTGATCGTTCTATCACCGATTGTCAGAGCGGCCATTTGTCCAGCATCAATTTTGGCCTGAATCGCTGCTTGCAACGCCTCAGTGTTAAGCGTCGGATTATGTACATCATCATAACACTGTCTTATAGCGTTCACTATTGCCGTGCGTACATCCCGCGCCAATACTTTGCTTGCAATATATTGTAAGTAGGTTTCTATTGCGCTCATATATCCATGCTCCGTTCAATTATAATTAATTTATATTCCCGTGATAACCGGCTCCGTCTATATAAGCAACTACAGTATTTGTACGTGCATCAAGAAAATTTACTTGCGTAGTAAATTCAAGATTTAAGACGTTTTTACTTCCTAGCACAACTTGTTGTTCATTGCCTATATTAGCACTCATATCCAGATAACCAATTAGTGTATTATTATAAAAACCTTTGATAATGCCTTCAAATATCTGCAAATACTCGCCGGCCCAACCCGTTTCAGATCTCCAATCTCCGGTCTCAAGGTTCCATGACGTGACCTCTGCCACATCTTGTATAATTCCTACTTTCAGCAAATTGGCCATCACAATATTTGAGAATACTTCCTGAGATGCGATTTTACCATCAAGAGTGATAGCAAGCTTCCACGCGGGATCAGTTGGGGCCTTATATCCGACGGTAGATCCTCTAATTCCTCGCATAGAAAATTCCAAGATATTTACAGCATCATCTTTGTCCGGGGCGTCCATCATAAGAGTACGGAGCCAATGCCCATTTTCATCATATTCTTCCAACTTATATCCGCCATACTGTCCAGCGAATGTGGCCATTATGTTTGCGATTTCAGCACGTAATACTTGCTTAATCTTCTGCGCTTCATGTACGGCCTTATTAATTATACCCTGTCCCGCTCCACTTATCTGGCCAGTCAGTGTAGCTTTTTTCGTTTTGATGTTTGCTGAAACTAAGATTCTTTCGTCCTCTGGATTCAGAGGCTTCATAGTCATTTCTATTATCGGATATGTAGCATTCAGGTTGAATGACTCAGCCTGTAGATTAATTCTATCTCCAAAATATATAGCAGATATATCAGTATCTACTGCAGCAAGGTCCACCGCAGTAAGCTTGAAATAGGCAGTCTCCCATTGTGTCTCCCGCAAATATGTCTGACCTAGATTCATTAATGTGGCTGGGTCTGTAATTCCATCGAATACCACTGTTCCCCAAACATATCCATAACTTTCGATTGCCGGGTTACTGCTTACAATATAATTCTTATTATTGTTTACCGAGGTTATATCAACGCGCTTTTCAAATTCAGAATTCTGATCCTCAATCCTTGCTCCATATGGAATAATTACTGTTTTAACATTTTCCGCCGAGAAATTCTCAACATAGTCCATAAGGTTTTCTCCAAAGATAATTCCTTGGTCGCAGTAATTCCCATACTCGGACAGATTTACATAATCAAGATACAAATTATTATTCTCATGGCGAAGACGAAGTACGCCCCCGGTCATACCTATTAGATTGGTGCGTATCGCCTCTAGTGTAGATTCTCCATCTGTCACTCTAGCCACAACACTTGAAGAATTGTTAACAGTAACATACCCAACTTGAATTTTCTTTCGGTTGTCATTGAACATCTGCTCATTATGAACATTCAAGACGGCCGTGATGAATTGTAAGTTAGTGCAGTTTCCATAATTATGTTGTGGCTGCCGACTGTCATTAAGGAATGATAACGCGCCAACTGCAATGAGATTCCTACATCTGTTAAAGCCGCGCTCATAGGCCCGAACTTCTCCGTAAAACACTTCGCGCCCATTCTTCATAACAGAAAGCATGGACTTCCTGAGATATATACTGTCATATAGTGGGTTTACATCTGGAACCAGCATTTTAGCCTGTCCTGCGTCATTCATTTTCAGATCAATTTCCGGGCTAAGAATTACGCACTCTGAATCTCCCGGATAATATAAAGTTTTACCGTCAAGAGAAATTTCATACATCATAATCTTGACTCCTTATAATCGATAGCTACAGTGGCTGTTCCAGTGAAGGTCAATGTCACATTTGAACTCCCACAAACGGTTAGATCCGGAAATCTGTTTCTGCCGTTTACCAAAGTATACGTCCTATTATTACGGGATGATTTAACCGTAAATGTGTTAGAAGTAATTGCACTAACATTAAAGACTGGGACTACATCTTTGCCGCCACTTTGAATTACAGTTTGCGCACTTCCAGATACATTAAGCGATCCTATATACCGAAATACCGTAGTCTCAAAATTTACATCATCCCACGCGATTTCTTCCTGTGCAGATTCCTTACTATATTTATATGGTTCGGCATCTACGGATATAGTAATTTTACCAAGTATCCTGCTTATTTCCATATCAGATACTTCACACAGCCCATAGTAGTAATACGAAGGATCTTCAGGAATAGTTACGCGCCTATATTGGCCATGTAAATATTCAGCAACATTGCTATATACTGTATAAAAATTATTCGGATCTATTAGCTTAAATGAAAATGCAATAGACCTATTGTCGTAAAATGCCTTCCCCTGGCTTCTAGTGTAGTTAAGTCTTCCATCCCGCCATGGAACATCTAGCATTTTCTTTTTAATGGGAGCCTCGCCGATAGTCCTATCAATCATCAAGAGGCCAAAGTCTTTATATGTAGACTTATTGTCGAACTTGATTTCATTAATACCAATCATCGAGCAGCCTCCCATTCTGCAATCTTACCAAGTTCCTCATTAAGTATAGGCGCGAGTTTCCCGGCAACAGTCTTGTCCTGCATAACTATTTGCATATTGGCAAGCAACGGAAGATACTTAGCAAGCAACTCATAAATTGTTGTAGTTGATACACTAATATTATTTCCATTTATATTTTCATTATTACCGACGGCATAATTTTCAGTAAATGAATAATCAAAATCTTTTTGCTGTTTTTTAAGTTCATCAAATGCACCTTTTTGCGCAGCAAGCATGTCATCTTCCGGCATGCTTTCTTCAAATCCAACGCCAATGCCTAATGCCCAATTTCGGCCAATAACTTTTCGTGCCTTACGGGACGGTGAATTAATATCAAGCCAATTAGTTAATGCATCCCAGGCGTCAGATACTGCCCCTACTGCCGAATCGATAAGATTACCGGCTACATCGGCAATACCTCCGCATATACCGGCAATAATATTTTTACCAATACTCATCCAATCAATATTCGACATGGCCGTCATTGCATTAGTGCCGATTTCTACAAGCTTATTTGGAATTGCTGTTAAAAGACTATCAAGTCCGATCTTTATTAAATCAATAATATCAGCGCCAAGAGTTTTCCATTCTATTGCTTTTAACCATTCTACGGCATTGTTTCCAATATCTTTTAATGTTTGTGGAATCGATTGCGCAAGGCCGGTAATTCCGTTTTTAATGAAGTTTATAATACTCGCGCCGAGATTTACCCAATTAACGGCCATAATCACCGAAAAAATTGCCTGTATAATTTTCGGAAATTCAGCAATTAATGTGGGCACAGCTTCAATAATTCCGGCAACGAGTTTTCCAATAAGTTCAATTCCTGCCGCTAAAAGCTTTGGTGCATTATCATTAATAATTCCAGCTATATTTATTACAATAGTAGGAATTGTTTCAAGCATAACTGGCAAATTATCAATTAAGCCTTGTGCAAGAGCAAGCAATAATTCAAGGCCAGAATCAACTATAGTGCCAATATTTTCTCGTAATGTGCCGGAGAATTCCATTAGCATATTTAAAGCTGTTGGAATTAATTCTGGTAATGCTTCACTAATTCCGGTTTTAAGAGTATTTATCATCTCAACCGCAAATGTTGCGATTATTGGCAATGACTCCATTAAAGTATCAAAAAGCCCTTGCCCTACTTCTTTAATTATCGGCAGTAAAGTAGAACCAATTTCTGTAAAGGCACCAAATATTTTTGTAATTTCCGCAGCAAAATCAATATCGCCAAACCCTTCTACAAAACTGTTTATTAAATCTTTTCCAGCTTGCCATATATTGGGGATCCAGGTTTTTAATGTAATTACTGCAACATCTAAAAGGCTGTTGTATATTTCAACAATACTTGCGCCCTCTAATCCCTCGCCTAAACTACTGATAAAAGTTTTTCCCCATTCTAATGCATTTTTGGCAAATTCGGGAATTTTCTCGGTCGTAATGTCAAGCAATCCATCAATAAATGATGAAAAATCATCAAACATATTGTAGCCAAGAATAGCATCAGATATTTGAGCTAAAACATCAAATGCAGCATTGACTAAAGATTTTGAAATGGTTGGAATATTTTTAGCGATGCCATTAATTAAAGAACCAACTAATGCAATTCCTACTTTTATAATTTTCGGTGCAAAGCCGGCCGCTTTTGCAATGAGGTTTTCCATGACCCCATTTAATGCATTTAATAATCCGTCAAATCCCTCTGCTTTAAATGCATCACTTAATTTTGTTATTCCGTCTGTACCAAATTGTACAAATTCTCGTAACGACGGCGTAAGTTGATCAGATAGTAAAATTTGAGCACCTTCCAGGGCCGATTTAAATATAGTAATATCGCCTGTTAAATTATCCAGTTGGGTATCAGCCATTTTTTTCGCTGCTCCGGCAGAATCACCAATTGCAGTGCTGAGCTCGTTCCACCTATCTGTACTTGTTCCTACAAGAGCATTTATTGCAGCAAGATCAGTTTTATTAAAAATACCGCTTATAATCGCATCTTTTGACTGTTGGGTCATGCCTTCCATTGCGGAAGACATTTGTTGGAAAATTTCCGGTAATGCCCTTAAATTTCCGGTTTCATCGTACATATCTTCATATGTCATGCCGAGTTGTTCAAGAGCTTCCGTACCGTCTTTAGTGGGAGTTTGTAAGCTTAGAATAGCATTTCGTAAATGAGTACCGCCCTCGGCGCCTTTAATACCATTGTCAGCAAGCACGCCAAGAACAGTAGATAATTCTACGGTCCCACCTTTAACTCCTCTGGCAGTCGCGCCAATAGTTAATATTGCATCACCGAGCTGCTCAACACTTGTATTCGATTTGGACGATGCTTTGGCCATTTGGTCAACCATTTCACTAGTTTGGTCAAGGCTTAATCCCAATGCAGATTGAGCATCGGTTACCATATCCGATGCTCTAGCTAGGTCCATATTTCCGGCCGCGGCTAGGTCTAAAACATTAGGTAACATCTCCATAGATGTTTCAGCATCATACCCAGCAAGAGCCATATAATTTAATGCATCCGCGGCTTGTGTTGCACTAAATGCAGTGGTTGCGCCCATTTCTTTAGCAAATTCACGAAGGTTATCAATTTCTGCTACGCTCTTTCCCATAGTAGCCGCAACTTGCGCCATAGATGAATCGAAAGAAGCTCCGGCATCAATTGAAGATTTTGCAAAAGCACCTACCGCGGTAGTTGCTGCGCCGATCGCGACCGCTCCAACTTTAGCGGCTGTTGCAAACGCATTTTTTAATTTACCACCTACGGTGCTTGCCAAAGATTTAGCACTACTTAATCCGCTTTCATAGTCTCTTGAATCAAGGGATAGTCTTGCTGTTAATGCCATTAAATCCATACAAAACTACCCCCTTCCATGTACAATATTTTTCCAAATATTTTTTGCAATTTCTTTGCAACTTCTAGTATCTTCTTCTACTTTTGGCGGTTGTGGTTCAATCATATCTAACCACCGTTTGGTTAGTCGTGTATAAGACCGTTCTTCCGCTGCCGCTTGAGCAATATTATTTACTAATGCTTGCAATGCATCAGTAATATAAACATTTAATAACTTTTTCTCATTCTGAGCTTTTATTTCTAAAACTACATGATCAATAATATATTCAATGCCCAATATATCAAGCAGATTTATATTAATTGTTTCTATGCAGGTTAAGTAATGTTCTGGGCCAATTGCATCAATGATGTAAAAAAATCCATTACAGACTTATCGCTCATAATTTCTGTAAATGCTGATAAATAAAAACTAATTGGATGATCATCCACATGCTCCGGCTCAATAAAGCAGCATAAGGCCAGCACTTCAAGTGTTTCATCTGGATAATGCTCAAATGCAGCTTCCATCATTGCATTAATATTTTTAAGCGCCTGATCATCGGCAAGCCGTTTATTTTCTGCTACAATTTTTTCTTTTTGTTCCTGGGTTGCATTTTCGGGAACCTTAGTAAACATCGGAATTCTTTTTCTAATGTTTATAATATCAGTATCATGCAGCCATTTAGATGCGGCTTTTCTTAATTTGACAGTCTGCTTTAAAAACTCAGAAGGTGTACAGCTTGCTAACGTTTTCATTTTCTATCTCCTTGAATTTTGGACCTTAACACTAAATTTAAATATTAATTACCAGTGCCACCAGTACCGCCAGTACCGCCCGAACCGCCGGAGCCGCCGGAGCCACTAGAGCTTGGCGCAGGAATATCATAAA